ACGAACTACTGTCCATTCAGGGATTCCTTCAACCCGCTCATTATTAGGACTCACAGGAGTTCTAACATCATCTAAATAAATTCTTGCTTTTTCCATTTTTACAAATATAATAATTTTTCTGTATTCAATTCTTTTCCTGTTATCACAAAATACGCATTTTGTAATTCGTGAACATATTTCATCGGTTTAATACCACTTAACCCTTCAATACCATACAAACCTTTATGTATGTGTGTGAGTGATGTATCATCTGTCTCCCACCATTCAAACTCACCAATACCAGGTGCAGTGTTTTTCATCTTAACAAAATGGAGTAACTCCAAAACCTCATCAGTTATTTCAACCGGTTTGAAGTCATCGATGTGAAGAGGTAAACCATCTTTGGTTCCAATATAAAGTCCGTTAAAGGCAATCGCTTTAACATTAGTCGGTGTTCCAAAAATTGGGTGGGTCACAATACTACCCACCCTTAACTCATTCAATGTCATACAATCCATCTTTTTCATCATCCTTCATCATCTGAACTAACAAAGCTTTTCTACTATACTTTCGTATAAGTTTGAAGATTTCCGTAATGTCCGTAAATTCTGATGGTGGACTATCTAGTCTAGAAGGTAGAAATATCAAAGTAAACCCATGATTTCCTTCGAACCTCTCTTTCACTTTGATACCACAGATTTCATCAATATAAACCCATGGGTAGTTACCCTTAAGTTTTACCTCGATTCCAATTTTTTTCAATCTTTCTACAAAAACCTTGATCTTATCACCAGTCAATTTTGTAGGGTCATTTTCTCTTTCCATATAGGTCCCAAATTTAGTTTCTATTTTTTTCATTTTAATAATTCTAAAAATATTATTACAACAACGGACCCGAACAAATATCCAAGTCCCGAACATAATGCCAATCTTATTCTTTCCTTCCAAGTTTTTGACTCAACCATAAATCCCACGAAAGGTAATGATAAAAATGGTCCGATGAATGCAAAAAACAACATTCCAATATAGTTCTTATCTGCAACTACAGTGATGTAGAATGTACTTCCAATCTCTAATATAAGTGCCGATAAGAAAACAATCAAATATCGTTTAATCATCGAAGAACATATGAATGAATTACTACAACTAACTTACCATTCATCAAGGCTCTATCGGATTGTATTTGTATATCTAACCAACCCAAGTCTTCTTTGAGTCTACCGGCTTGAACTTGTACTTCGTGTTCGGCATCTTCTTTTGTTTTGAAGAAACCAAAATAGGAATCACAACTTCCTGTCTTATCACACACTCCGTAAATTATCTCTCTTTGAGCCATAACATTCTAATTTTTCATTTTTAACATTCCACAAATCTTTCACCCCCTCTGTCATATGACAATTATGACGTTTTCTAGTCCTACGACCGAAATCAACAATCATATCATTATGGCGATTTTTTATAAAGTGGGGACACTCTTTACAAGGTTTTTTCATTTCAACTTTGAATTAATAAATTCTTTAACATCTTTCAACTTGTCAAAATCATATTTAACACCATCAATGGTTACTTCGTAGGAATGCCATTTGGTGAATTTACTATCACCTCTTTGAAATGTTCGTGGGTCTCTTTTTCGAAAAGAATCCTTCATTTTGGATCCTTCATATTTGGTGATCTCAAATCCAAGATATTTTCTTTTAGTTTCTTTAGTTGTCCACATAAAACAAAGATAAGAAAGTTTTTTGAATAAAAACAAAAAACCCCACTTTTTTGTGGGGTTAATTTTATTTTTTGTATTTGTATTCGGTATGTATTGGTCTTTTACCGTATTTCTTTTCCATAATTTTTTGATGAAGATCCCAATTTAGAATTGATTCACTAACTTGTTCGTCGTCTTTTGCCATGGCGTATAGTTTTGATATCTTCTTTAACATTTTATTTGCAATGTATTGGAAGTTTTCAATTTCATCTTTAAAGAATTTGGTTGGGTTTTTTTCATATTTCATAGTTTGAGATAAAAACTTTCGTCTAATCTCGTCTGTTTTTTCTAACTGTTTAACCTTATCTTTTAAATTTGGTGGTAAAAGTCCAAGTTGTGATCCGAATTTTATCATATCATCCATATGATGTTCCGTCATTCGAACAAACATTTCCATTCTGTTATTCACTAAATCAATATAAGCAACTTCCAACACTCTGTCAATCTTTTGGTCAATATTCATATTAGATGGGTCTTCTCCGATGTGGTTTAGAAGAGCATCTAATCTATCCTCATTTTCTTTTAATTGGTTAATGAAATCTTCAAATGTAAAATTTTTAATTTCAACTAATTCTTTAAATACTCTATTGGTTTGTAGAAAATCTAAGAACTTTGATTTTGTAATATTTTTTGATTTCATCGATGATGCAACCTCAACAGGTCTTACAAGATTTTCAATACTATGTATGTAATACATATACCTAAAGAAAACTCTATCAATAACAGGTATTCCAAAATTACCTCTTCTTTGCGTTGCTTGGTAAGTAGCATCAGGACCAATTTTACCAAACTTTTTTGATTGTTTGTCGTATTTGTGTTTGATCTCATGAGCCAATGATGCGACGTGTTCGTCCCTTTCTTCCTCCATTTTTCTAATTAACCCTTCAGGTTCCCAATTTTCACCTACAGCAAATGTTATTGTTAGTTCCAAAGTTGTTGACGGTTCGGTTTCTTTCATATAGACATCTCTATTAAATCCAAAACCTCCTCCCATTCCCATTGAGATAATGTCTAAGACTCCTTCTTCTCCGTCGATAGTTTCTATATTAACTTTTAATTCATATGAGTCAATCATTACCTTATGTTTATCACCTAATTCAAATTCAATTTCACCATCAAATTCATATTCATCTTCGATACTATCTATTGATTTGATTTCTTTTTCAACAATGTCATACAACCTATTAGCAGCGTCCAAAATGTTATCAGGAACCCCTAAAGCTTCAGTTATTAGTCTTAATTGACTTTCGGTGATAATAATATTTCTCATAACAATAAATATGTTGGAGTTGTGATTTAACCCACAACCCCAACTATATCATCAAGGTGGTGATCCAAATCCATTTCAGATCTAATCTGACGACGGTCCATCATATGAACTATCTCAGTAATTTTATAAGGAAAATATCCATTACCATCCATACCAACATCCAATCGTTTTCCTTTACCCCATTTATCTTTAGCCGAGAAATGAACGTGTCCGTGAAGATGAATTGATCCTTTACCCAACTTATTCCAACTAGCAAATGGATAATGAGATAAAACAAAATTAACATCATCTATACTTACCTCCAAATAGTTAGAAACAGATAAAAACCTGTCTCTTATATTTTCTCTATTCTTAGTTATGTGTTGATCGTGATTACCTAAAACAAGATGGACATTTTTACAAACAAGACGATCTAAAAACTCACCTATCTTTTCAAATCCACCAAAAGCAACATCACCTAAATGAATTAAAGTATCATTTGGTCCAACTTTTTGATTGATATTGTTAATAATAACCGAATCCATCTCATCCAAATCTTGAAAATTCCTTGTTTGGTCGATAGGAATTTTACCATCTTTTGTTCTCCAATTGGTAACACCTCGACAAATATTTTTATGGTGGTAGTGCGTGTCAGATGTAATCCAAACAATACCAGATGTTAGTAATTTATCAAATTTTGTCATAATTTTATTTCAAAACGGTTTTTCATTTGTTCTAATTTGTCTTCAGGAACTCCATGTTGATTTATTCCCCCGTGTCTGTTTTCAACTACAATTGAAAATACTTTATATCCATAGGTTTTCGCTAGTTCAAGGTAAGGCTCCATCTCCCACTCTTGAGTAAAGGTATTTGATACCGCAATTTCAAGATAATACTGATCATTAATCATATTATCTTTCATGTAATTTTCTACTAAATTTTGACACCATTTATGTGCGTCTTTGATTTTAGAAATATCAAATTCGTATTTACCATTTTCTTGATTGATGAAATATTTGTCTGCTTCACAAACTAAAAAATCTTCACCAACCAATCTTTTTGCAAATGTTGATTTACCGCTACCCGGTATTCCTCTAACGATATATAATACTTTTTCCATAATACAAAGATATGAAAAAAATTACATAAAAAAAGGGAGTTTAACTCCCTTTATTATTTTTACGATACTAAACTTAAACTTCCATAACCGGAATTCCTAAGTATCTCTCAATTGCAGATTTTGTATTTTTTCCACAAATTCCGTCTTCAACTAGACCAGCTTTAAAGCATTTATTTAATGCTTTTTGAACTGTCATCACCTCTTCTCTCGTATTTGATGCTTCAGTAATTAATGCGGATTCAACAATATTATTTTTTAATTTGTTGTATTGACTTTCTGTTAATTTAATCTTGCTCATAGTTATTTGTTTTTTTTTATTTAGACCAATTTGAAAAATCGTCAGATGAAACTACAGGATCAACTTTTTGATCCGCTTGAGGTACTCTCCAATCATCGGCGAATCCATCTTCTTTTTTACCCTCTTCACCACCAGCTCCAGTAGGACATCCTTTTTTATTCAATGCGTTTATTGCGTCTTGGTAATTGAAGTAGTATCTTTTTCCTGGTCTTGGTGGAACAACAGGTACAGGTGGAACAACAGGTACAGGTGTTTTACTTTTTGGACATCTCCAACCTGATTTTCTATAACCGTCAACGTCATCACCCCAACCACATTTCGCAGCATTAATTCTAAGTTGTGTATCATCAAGGGGTTTTGGGATTTTTTTAGTATTTTTTGCTAATTCAGAAATTGGTAACCAAACATAATCTCTCCATTCATTGTCTTGATCTATATCACCGTCTAGAGCTTCTAATAATGTTTCAGTAAATCTTTCATAATAAATTTTACTTAGAGCACAAAAGTCAGGTATTGTTTTTAATTTTCTTAAGTTTTTTGCAATTAATGCTTCATCAGTACCCACTCCAGTGACTGCAGTTCTTAGAAAGTCCGCAATGTCTTCAAGTTTTTCACGAGAATTTACAGGTTTACCCATATTTTTTCTATTCTCACGACAAAATTTAAATGATTTTGCAACTCTATCATAATATCCACCACCCACTGTCAACCAACCAGTTAAAGCACCAACACCTAGACCAACAACAGCACCAACAATAGCTCCTGGAGGTCCAAACGAAAGTGCCCCAATACCGGCACCTGTTCCAGCACCAGCAAGCGCCGATCCTCCAATTCTAGTATTTTTAAAACCTTGATCAATATTTTGTTCTTCAATATCCCCTCTTTCTTCTTGGATTTTTTGTTTGTGTAAAGAAAGAATTCTTTTAGATTCTTCTTCTGTTAAAATAAATTTATTTTTCATATCAAATTTTTTATTATATAAATATATGAAAAACAAAAAAAGGTGAGATAATCCCACCTTTTATTTTAGGGCCAACATTGAATGTCAGCTTCTCCACCACCTTATTTTTATAGAACAAGGAAACTATAACCTATACATCCATATTTTTGTCTCACCGTATATACCAAGTATGTCATTAAATGGTTTGCTTTCTATTGTACCTGAAACAATATTAAAATTTATTAAATTTCCACTAATACTACCCCAAGGTGTATCGTATAATGTTAAATTGTATGTAGTTGATGTTGTTGTTAATCTATATTTGGATGGATACCCATTAAAAGTATAATCATCAACATCGATAAAAATTAAAGTGTCAGATCTTAAGTCATCATCAAAATCAGTGTTCAAAACTTTTTTGATTACCCAAGTTTGTCCTGCCATTGATAATGTAGAATCAACTAATACAGTGTCAGTGATTATAGGTTGAGGACTCAATGGTTGTTGAGGTTTAATATCTTCTTTGATACAAGAAGTTAATAAAATGTTACTAAATAAAAAAAATACAAATGACTTCATCATACTAAACTTTCAATTTTGTTTCTAACTTGTTCTACCAAACTAATCTCAGTTGCGTTTGTTAAAATAACAGATTCTTTGAGGATCTTATTTGGTATGTGAACCAAGAAAGTATTACCATCAAAGTAAGATAAATCCTCACCTAAGTTCAATGCTCCGTCTACCATCTTCAAGAAGATCTTAAATTGGATTGGGTCTACGAATGATTCAGAAAGCAAAGTTCCGAATTTTTCGTTCATGATTTTAATGTTATGGTTTAAGGTCGTCTTTATCATCTGTAATTATTTCTACAAATATAATAAAAATTTTTGTTTTAATCTCCTATTTGAAAACTTTTTTTAAAATTTTGTAGAGTTGTTCACTCCCTTTCTGTTCAGGAATATCTTCAGATTTAAAATATTTACAAGACGTGTGTTCGTGACCATGTGATGCCTTAGAAAGTTCAGGATCTTTTTTTTCTTTAATGTTTTGTAAAAACACAAACATCATACCTCTTTTGGTCCCGTCATCATTAAAGTTATCAATTATACCAACAAGATCCAAATCCGTTCCTATTTCAATATTTGTCTCCTCATGGAACTCTCGAATTGCAGCTTGACCTGGCGTTTCACCATTTTCAATTCCACCACCCGGTATGGACCAAATATTTGGTAATGTTTCTTTTGGTGATCGTTTACAAAGTAAAACTTCATCACCATGTTTTAAAATAACACCAGAACTTCTTCTAAACTTTTTCATAGATATTTATAAATATGAAGGCAAAAATAAATAATAATCTTTTTAACCTAAAAACTGTTTTTACTGATAAAGATACTCAACAAGGTATGATGAATAAAAAATTCGATGATACGTTTGATGGTATGTTGTTTCTAATGAAAAATGAACCTCATTCTTTTTGGATGAAGAATTGTATTATTCATTTAGACATACTTTTTATAAATGGTAATAAAATAACAAAGATACATCATAACTGTAAACCATGTTACTCTGACGATTGTGAACACTATTCTGGTGAAGGTGATATGATCTTAGAATTACCTTCTAATACTTGTAAAAAATACAATATTAAAGAAGATGACCTGATTGAATTAATTTAGGGAATCAAAAAACATTTTCAAAGGATCACTAGAGTCCAAAGGTTTTTTTACGATATCGTCAAAAAAACCACTACTTACAGTTTCGTCATTAGTTTGATCATCTTCTGATTTGTTTTCTTCATCCTCAACTTGTTCAAGAATTCTCTTAAGTTGTTTCTCGTTGATTAAATAGTTTTTCATATCATATAAATATCACTCACTTTCAATTTTTACTTTTGTTTTTTCATCAACAAAAACTTGGACTCTTCCTCGAGCGACATCACAATAGTTTGGTGATAACTCAATTCCCAACCATCTTCTATCCAATATTTCAGCCGCCACTAAACTAGTTCCTGAACCTGCAAATGGATCTAAAACTACATCGTTTTTGTAGGATAATATCTTAATCGCTTTAGTTGGTATGTCCATCGAGAAAGTTGCCTTGGTGAGTGATTTAGTATCTGCAAAGTAATTCCACTGACCAAACACAAGTTCCATAAATTCTTTCTTATCATTCTCGTCATATACCATTTTGTTCCTTTTTGAACCATCTTCATTTTCAATTTCAGTTAATTCTCCAGTCCATTGTGGTTGACCTTTGATTTTTTTAATGTGTTTGTTTTTGTATGCTAAAATGACACATTCTTTTGGGTTATAAATGTACGGTGAACTTGGGCTCATCCAAGATCCCCAAGCAGTGGTTTTACTTCTATGTGGTGATTGTTCTTCAAGATCAACAATACCAAAGAAACCATAACCAATTTCTTTCATGATCTGCCACATCTCCGACACAAAGAAAATACGTCCACCTTTTTTTTGACGATTGATTTCGTAAGGAATGTTAAGAGCAATTCTTCCATCATCTTTTAGTAGTCGATAGGCCTCAGATAACCAAGACTTTGCAAACTCAACATACTCGTTAAACTCAACGTCATCTTCGTGAACATCGTAAGCAATCCCAACTCCGTAGGGTGGAGACGTTACAATTAAATCCACAGATCCTTCAGGCAATGTTTTCATTACCTCAACACAATCTCCGTTAATTATTTTTCCTGTTTCTATCATTATTTAAATTCCTGCTGTTAAATGGTAGTAGTATCCTTTACTGGATGTATCACCAAATGATTTATATATTTTGTATTCTTTTTCTTCGTATAGTATACCACTTACTACCTCAACTCTACATCCAATGTCATCAACTTTGAATCTTAGCTTATCGATCTCGAAGTCCTCTTCTAATGGAATATCGTAAACAAGGTGTTCTCCCTTACAATAGTCTTCGATGATTAGGTAAGCAACCTCACCACAATATTGTTCTTCATAATCACTTTTTTCGTTATCAAATTCCTCACTTTGATAAACAACATTCCCTTCCTCGTCCTCAACTTTCACAAAGAATGCGTCGGGATATGGGCCCATAATAGATTCGTTTGGTGAATCAAAAAAAGTATCAACCCCCAAAATTTCACATATCTGATCGTGATCCAATTCATCTTGCTCAACACCACCATCTCGTAGAGCTTCATATTGTTCTGTGTTCAATTGGAAGGGGTAAACTTCAGCACCTTTACCACCTATTGTAATTTTGTAGTATTTCATATTATTATAGATTAAAAAATGTAACTAATTAATTTTAATAAAACAAGTCCGGTCCCAACTAACCACGATAATGTAATTAGAATTGCAAAAATTCTATAGTTTCTTTCCATTTGATCTTTTGATCTTCCTTGAAAGTCGTTTGGGTTCCAGTCTTTTTCCATTATTAAATAAAATTTGAAATTAATTGTGCCAACTTATAACCTGTGAATGCTCCTGCCGCGGCGGATCCTGGAAGAATAATAAATTTACCTAACATGGTTTCATATTTCTTCCTATTCACAATATAAGAAATCAGTATGTAATAAACAATATAATTTATAAGAACTAAAAAATCCAGTTCTTTGGCCGCAAAAACTACAATTGAGTTTCCTAAAAACCCCCACATAAAATTAATTAGGGTTTCTCTTAGTAATTCGTTTGGTGTTGTAAGAGCATCCCAAACATTAATCTCTTTATCAAAACCTGTTTTACTTTTCGAGTGTTTCGATGTGGTGTTGGAGGTACCAGAGTGCTTTTCTGAGGTCCTCAAGTTCTTTATCTTTTCCTTTCTTTCCTGCACGGCTTATATATTTTACTGTATTTCCTAAACTAAATCCTAAATCCCAAGCGTCAATAACTTTAATTGCTTCGTAAGGGTTATTCTCACCACCATAATGCTGTGGGTGGTTTACTTGTTCTACTTTAATTGGTGGACACTGACAAAGTCCCGTTCCTCCACATACACATTCTTTTTCCATTATTCTTCTTCTCTATATTCTTTTAATAACTCATCGTTAGACATTGTACCGTATTTTCCGGTAAGACCATCCATATCAACAAATGAGGTCATCATATGTTTTGTATCATATATTTGTTGTGTAACATCAAGTGATTTAACAATTTCACGAATAATCTTATATGGATCCGCATTTGAGCCTGGTCTACGATCTTCAACATACCCTTTCCATTCTTTTGCCGTGTCCTGAGGAACTCTAATTGATGCTCCACGATCAGATACTCCCCAACTGAATTTATCCATCGCCTGAGTTTCATATTCACCTGTCAATCGTAAGTGATTGTTTGATCCGTAAGCTTTGATATGATCTTCATGTCTTGATTCAAATGCGTTAAATAATGCCATGAAATATTGTTCATTCCCTTCAAGTCTCATCATGTCTGTTGAGAAGTTTGTATGAAGACCTGAACCATTCCATTCTCCGTGTGTGATTGGTTTTGGGTGAAGTTCGATATGGTATCCGTACTTCTCAGCAATCTTGAAGAGGAAGTATCTAGTCATCCAAAGATCGTCACCACCTTTTAATTTACCTTGAGAAAACACTTGATATTCCCATTGACCTAAAGCAACCTCAGCATTGATTCCAGTAATATCAATCCCATAATACAAACACATGTCTAAATGTTCTTCAACAAAATCACGACCAACAACGTTTTGACCAACACCACAGTAATATTCACCTTGACCTTTAAGAATGTTTCTCTTGTGACCTAAAATGTTACCATTAACTTCTTCACGAATAAAATATTCTTGTTCAAAACCAAACCAAAGATCTTCAAAACCTTCACCAATACTTGATCTTTTGTTTGATTCGTGTGGTATTCCATCTGAATTTAATACTTCACATAAAACATAAACGGTGTTGTTTTTAAGTGGAAAATTAGATGGTAAGTAATGTCTCACAGGTTTTAACAAACGATCTGAATTTCCTGTTTCAGCCTGTAAAGTTGATGATCCGTCAAAATTCCACATAGGAAAATTTCCATCAAGTAATGCATTCTTGACAGATTCATAATCAACAATCTTAACTTTACTTCTTAGGTTAGGTTCAGGCTTATATCCGTCCAACCAAACATATTCCAATTTTATTTTCATTTCATTTTATCTATTAAATTTATTATTTCTTCTTTTGAAAACCCGTCACGAAATAACCCATAAACTTTGCGTGAGAAATCGTCGGTACAAATTATTGCATCGGCGTCCAAATAGGTCATAAGGTTTGGGAGGTTTTTTAAAATGTTTTCTTTCTTTAAAATTCTCTTATTAAATCCCATAACTTATTCTGTTTCTTGTTTTTCTTCTTGGTTTTTTGTTTGTGATATAAGTCCCGCAATTCTTCTTTTGAATAGGGGTAATAATGTTTCATTAACAGGAAAAATTCCGTTTGATGACATTTGAAATACTGGTCCCATTCTCTTGTCTTTTGGTTCGTATGTAGAAAATGTAGATATTATCTTTGGAATGGTCAACTCTCCGATCTCATCGAAATAAATTAAATTTATATTTGCCATTCTTTGTGGGTTACTTTTTGTTTCTTTCTTTATAATGTACTCCCACACATAAGTTTTTTTACTTTCTGTTTCAGTATAAAAGAAATAACCTTTTGGGTGTAAGATATTTTTTTTATTTCTTTTGATTTTCATATCCAAAGAATCAAATACTATTGTCCAAACAGACTTTGCAACATTAAAGTATTCCATAATTCTTGGTGCTGAATAAGATAAGATTTTCCTAAATTCTTCATTTTCTTCATCGGACATGGTTGGGGCATCTTTGACTTTTAGATCCTTAACCATAATCTCATCATCTACGGTGTTCAATTTTTTATCCGTGTAGACAATTTTCTTATCTCTCATAAGAGCTTGTATATTCATTAAGTGTAATGATAATTCAATAAATCCTGGATATAACTCTAATTTATCGAGTTTATCTCCCATCTTTTGGAAATAAGAAAGTAGTTTGTATTCTTTGTATTCTCTATCAATAGGTTTTTCGAACATCCAATCGGTGTTCATCAAAAATTCTATTTTTTTTCTTCGTGCCATTCATAATAAAAATATGATATATTGTTCAACAAATAAAGACCTAACTAGCCCTCATTACAAAATACCAGTCACCGTTTACCTGTGTTTCAAACATTTCTCCATCATAAGAGTTTAATAGATTACCATATCCATCACTATTTACGACAATATCCGTAACCTCATCTAAATCAACAAAATCCATTATAAAACTTTTTTCATATCCGTAGTGTTTAATAAAATCATCAATATCATCAACATATTCATTAACTCTATCATTGATTTCATTCTGTATGGAACTTTCATCATAACCACCTTGTGGATCTTCTATAATTTCTTCTATCGTCTCTTCTAAACCTTCAATTTTTCTTTCGATGTTTTCGTATTCTTCGTCAGACAATTCCTCACTTTTTAATTTATTATTTAGATTTTCTATAGTTTTTTTTAATTGATTAACTTGATGTTGTTGATTTGTAGATAATTCAAGTCCTATATCATAGTTTTCAGGATCATCTCTAATTATATCTTCATAAAAATCTTCTAACCAACTTTCCCACTGTCCTCTATCAAGTGCTTGATCCCAAACCCAACTTGTAAATGCCTCATAACCCATGTCATCAATAGCATTTTCAACATATCTTTTAGCTGCAATATCTAACTCATCTTGAGTATAAACATCATATGTGTCTGGTTGTAGAGTATCACTACCTAACCATTCGTATTGTTTTCCAATACCGTGACTTCCTGTACCATTAGGATAAATAAAATACTTGTCTTCTTCTACTTCTTCACCATTGTCGTCTTTATATAAAGTGGGTATACCTTCTTCAACTAAGAATTTATATAAAGCTTCAGTTCTTTCAGAATCATCGTCATTATTTTCAATATTCCATTCTTTATTTTCTCTATAATCGGATAATTCTGAAAGTTTTTTATTTCTTTCTTTTTTTAATTGGGTTGTATGCATTGTCGATCCCCAACTACTAACATATCTATCTACGGTAACACCATCAAGATTAGGGACATTCGTATTGGATATATCTAACCTACCCATTACTCTCACAATTCCTGTAAGTGGTCCAACGGTTTTAAATTTTCTAAGATCTAAATCACCGTTAATAACAATACCCTTACCACGATAAGGTTTTAGATTTGCAACTCTTGCTGCAATACCACCAACATCTTCTAATGTATCCAAATATTGATCAGGAGTTAGTGTAACAAGATTCTCATCTTGTTCTAATAAGAAATTTTTAAAGAAGTCTCTCATACTTGATAAATATAACAAAATAAAAATAATTGATTTTTATTTATTATGAATTAAACTTGTTTTAGATACTATTTATAGATAAATAAACCAATAAAAATATTTAGTTATGGGCTGCGGATGTAAAAACAAGCAACAGGCACAACAACCTCAAACACAAACTCAAACACAAACACAACAAGGTGCTAATACCACTCAAAATAATAATAACGTTCAAGAGTCGGTAAAAAAAATCATTAACAAATATTATAGAAGATAATATTTGCGTATCATCGAGATAAAGGTGTTCTGTTTGGGACACCTTTTTTGTTTATTAGATATTTATACCATATGAGTTTAGATAGAGCAAGACAATTAGTTAATTCATTTAATTATGGTGATTTTGATGACGACATTGAGCCGTATTTTAATGACTTAATAACATTCTTTAAGTTTGTTAAAAAATACGGTCTTTTAGATGAATTAGATTTAGGTCAAGTAGGTTATCGTAATTGGGACAGTGAACTAATTAATTTTTTAGATGAAAATGGTGTTTTAGGTAATCTTAGTTATGAAGACGCACCCGAAGAATTAAAAAATATATTACTTTTAAAAGGTTTAGAAGACAACTACGAAGACACAGTTTATTTTATAATTAACAATCTAATAACTGATGTTGAAATTAGAAATGGTGGTTTTTATCTAAAATTAAGAGATAGAGAAGAGTTAAGTGAATATTTTTGTAGTGGTAGTAGAAGAAGTGATAGTGGCCCTAGATATGTTGCAAAACTAATTTTAAGTGAAGAAGGTTTAGGTCACGATTGGTATTATGATTCTAGTATGACACCATACGATACAGTAGATGTTTTAAATGATTCTAACATAACACATCTTAAAGATGTTATTTATAAAAAAATAGGAAATCAAGAATTATCATTAGAGGATTATGATTCGGACTTTTTTGAACATTTATCTGAAATACAAGAAACTGAAGGATATTTTAGAATAAGGCCTGAAGATTTAAACGACTTATTAAAAGATAGTGACGCATCAAACGAACTTTTCAAAAAAGATTTAGAAGATATTGGCGATGAACTAAGAAGTATCTACTATAACTCTGAAAATCAAGCATACGAAGATGAAGTTTATGATGCTGTTTATAATGGTCTAAGTGAATACTTCGAGGGTCGTATTGATGAGGTTCCAAGAAAGGTTGGTGAAAAAACTAAATACGACCAATATATTAAAATCAGAGATTTTATTGGAATTATAAAAACATTTTTAGAAAATAATAAGGGTGCAACATATTCTGACTCTTTTTTAGAATATTTTGGTGGATATACATCACTTATAAATGGTATGATTTATAATGATGAAGTAGAATGTATTGACATTAGAATCCCCGATTATCCTGATTGGGACAGAACAAGAAGAAACATAAACGAAATGTTTTTAGATTATATTTAACTCTTTATAGTTTCATTTAATTCTCATATTCATTATAAAAACCAAGAATATGAGAAAATTAGAAAAAAACACAAGACGGTATTTTGTAAATCTATTTGCAGACTACATCCTGTCAAAATTCAACAAATCAGAAAATACAATTATCCAAGTTACAGATTGTGAAACATTTGTTGTTGTGAATGGTCAAACCATAAGTAGTAATGTTTTAAATCTTAATGAACTTAAAATAGAATTCATAGAATCAAATAAGGAATTATTTAAATCACTTAATAAAGAAAGTCTTAACATTATTGACATCATTAAGTATGAACAAGAAATCACAGATTTTCCAAGAGCGTGGATCACAGTTAATAAATCTTTGTACGTTAACGAATTAGACCCCATTTCAGAAATAAACATCTCATCAGAGTTTCCTTATGGTCATAGTTTAGGGTGTGGTAGAGGAATATTATATTACTCACATTACATCTTTAATCAAATGTATTCTTTGTTAGGTGTTGATAAATTATACTTTCATTACTCAAGTGATTTAAATGAAGATGAAGACTATAGAATTAAAGTGATCTCTGATTCTCAAGTTCCAAAAAAATCGATTGAGAGTCTTGTTTTAGATTGTTTTGATATGGATCTTACTGAGTTTAAAGAAAGGATGTCTGACTACGACTTTACAAAAGATGTCACTGATCAGACACTAGATAAACCATACTTAGTCCAAGATCGACTAAAAGACATAATATTAATATAAAAGAAAACCCCTCAATTGAGGGGTTTTTTTATCTTTCGTAAAATTCTTTGATTATTTGTAATCCTTCATCTATATCTTCAAAATCTCGATCAGGAGCGTATAGATTTGATGTTGGGGATTCACTTTCAGGATTCTCAATTAACATGAATGCTGGTACAAAATCATTTCCTGTAACTTCAACAAACATATCGTATTCTTCTTCATATTCATCAATATCTCTATCAATAAATTCAATATCAGCTTCTTCTAACATTTTTTTAAAAGTGTGACAATGAGGACAACTCTTCATTGTAAACACAACTGCAATTTTATCCATTGATTAATTCACTTACCATTTCTTTTATCTGTCCTTCATTCATAATCCCCACTTTTGTTTCAACCACTTCACCTGAATTAAACATTTTTACAGTTGGGATACTTCTAATACCAAGACTTAAAGCGACTTCTCTGTTATCATCGATATTAAGTGTATACATTTGGACTTCACTTTCGTTTGAAGATGCAACTCTTTCAAAAATTGGTTTCATCATTTTACATGGTCCACACCACTCAGCCCAAAACTCAACAACAAGTTTTTCACCAGCATTTATTTTTTGTTGTAATTCAACACTACTAATTTCCATCTTTTTTTAATTTTTTTAGGTTTAATATAAAGAACTCAACGTCTTTTTTTCTATTTATAGGATAATATATCTTACAAGAAAATGAAGAGACTAATGGGTCAGTTTTAGATAAATATATGTAAATATTGTTATCATAAATAAATATTCCATCAGAATATGAAACCCCATCAGTATATTGCATACCGTCCAATAAATAATTCTCAAATCTTGGTTTTTCAAGTAAACTTTCAGGTGTTAGTTCAATAAAACCCGTTAGTTGGATTGTTGAATACAGTATTTTATTTTCCTCTATAAGAAAATCTAAAAGTCTTTTTTCGTGTTTAAATTTTTCCATAATATAAAAAGGGGGCTTTCACCCCCGTAGTTTTAAATCAACATCAATTCTGCTGCCTCCCAAAGTTTAGTGTTTAAACGATTCGTAGCTTGGATACTCTTGATCCCACGAAGTGTTGTTTGTCGTCCTCTTGGGCTTTTGTAAGTGAATCCACCTCGAGTCATTTTCTCTTGGATCACGTTAAATACTGTCCAAAGATCACTTCCTTCATCCTCAGGTCGAAACGGTGTTAGAAGGTCTGTAATGTCGATAGACTCAGGTCCATTTCCAACAGCCCAACGGATCTTAACCGCTTCTTTGATTAAACGGAGTTTTTCTTTTTCAGTTAACTCCTTTTCCATCATTCGAGTAACTGACTCTTCGATTCTTGGAAGTTTTTTAGAGAAGTCCTCAGCCAAACCTCGAACATCATCGAATGAAAAATGATTGTGTCGAATTGAGAATTTCTCTGCAACTGATGTAGGAACTGTAAGTCCATTAGAACACACCAATCGGAATAGTCCTGCCCCCATAGAGAATGTTGCCGTACCATCGTGAGAGTTTCTAACGATTGCTTCAACAACTGTGTCACCAACTTTTGGTAATTCACTGTTTCGGTATTTTAATTCGTGCATTGAGTGGATACCTCTACCTGTTTGTTTTACAGATGACAGTTTCCAACCTTCTCGGTCGAAGATCTCCATTACTTCATTGGTTGGTACGAACTCATATTTGTTCGTCATTTTAGAAGATGGTGATGTGGCGAATACTGCCGGTGCAATTGATTTGATTAGTTCTGGTGTGTATATCATAGTTAATTATTTTCTTTGTTTTTGTGTTTGACTTTACGAGTATATGATTTCTTACTTTTTTGCACGATAGGTCTAGTTGCCTGCCAGATTTCTTGTATCGTTACTTCTATAGTTTTCATTTTGTTTCTCGTTTATCACTCTACAAAGATAATAATTTTTCAATAAATACCAACTTTAATTTAAAATAATTTTTCCCCACTTTGTTTTTTGGACATATCCTTCAACAACAGCCTTAGGATTTGGCGTTTCAAACAGTTCAGGAATCTTTAATTCTAAGACAATGTCAATCATTTGTTGTCTAGATAAAACATGATCTAATCCTTCATCAACATTGTTTTCTGATTTTTCTCTTAATTTCAAATAAAAGTCTTCTTTTTGAATGTTTCCTATAAGTTGCATTAAGTCACCAGGATTATTTTCAAAAAAGGAAATCAGTTGTTTAATGTATATCTCACAATCAATATTTTTCATATCTAACATTTTTAATAATTATAGGAAAAAAAATCCTTATAAAAAAGAAATGGGACTTATTAAAGTCCCAAATCACTTAGATCAACATCGCCGTAGTCTTCGTCATCATCGTCCCCCATGGCGTCTTTATATTCTTGGTCTTTTAAATCTTTAACGATATCATCAACCATTCTTTGGATTATTTGTTGTCCTTTTGGATCTCCACTTAGAATCTTTTTAGCTAAACTCATAAATTCTTCAGCATTTAAAGCCGAAAAACGCATAAATAAGTAGTGTTGGATGTGTTTCATATCATCCTCGAACAATTCCATAGGATATGTTGCAACAAACTTCTCCCAAAAAATTGGTCCTAAACGAGAGTCCCAAATCTCAGCAGGAAGTGAATCTTCAGCGTTTAATACCATTTCTCTTTGTTTTGGGTCATCAGGTAAACCATGAGTTCCAAATACCTCATAAACACCTTTAACTAACTCGTGTACAAGAAGTGGGAATGTAACAGCTTTAGCTTTTACTGTTGGTGGATCTGTCTCATCATCATATTCTGATTGACCCATTTGACCACCGCCACCACCTGCCATTCCTTCCATATCAGGAAAGATCCAATAAGCATGTTCCATCAAAGATTGAGTAACAGCGTAAAGGTTCATTAATTGTGGATTGATATCATTGATTTCATTTCTTACAAGATTATACATGTGACCTCCTTTGAAAGCCGCTCCTTGAATTAATGAATTGATGAATCTTCTTTTGGCTCTTTCTAAGTTGAAGTTTTCAACGTCACCCATGAACTCTTCAATTTCTTCTTCACTTGGCATTTCAGGTTCATCTTTCATCCCTTCTGCGGCACCCATAGGTTGTGTCATAAGTTCAGCTTTAAACTGCATTGCCCCTTCAGGAATACCCATTTCTTTTTTTACAAGTTCAATAGCCAAATCTTCAAGTTGTTTTTTGTTTTGTGACTGAATCATAACAAGTCTTTGCATCGCTTGACCAACAGTTCCCATTAACTGCATTAAAGCATTTTGACCTTGTATAATTCTTGTATCACCCATAGCCATTCTAACTTTGTCAACTGAGTCTTTGAATCTCTTGGAAGATATTAATTCAACAAAGTCTTTATCCATATTAGGGATAGCAGGAAAATTATGATAGGGGGTTTTTTTACCGGTAATTTTTCCCTCAACATCTCCAGCCATTCTTTCAGGACCTTCATAGTCAATTGGGGCTTCCATAAGTCTAACAAATTCAGATTTTGGCAAACCTTCAGTGTATAATTTTTTTCTTAAATCTTTCATATTATTCGAAATCAATTCCAAGTTCATCAAAGGTTAACCAATCAGGTATCTCATCTTTTCTATTTCTAGCCTTAGGATCCGGTTTTGGTCCTGGTTTTGGGCTATATGGAGTATTAGGTTTTTTTCCCGGTTTAGTTCCAGGTGTTACCTTAGTTCTTTCTTTTTCTTTTGTACCTGGTAACATCACAGGAAGATCCATTTCTTCGTCCAATTCCATATCATCATCACTATGTCTATATTTAGTTTTGTATGATGGCATGTCATGAGGTATTCTCAGTTCAGGATAATATTCTTCTTCATCATCATCCATATCATCATCCATATCACCATAATCTATATCATCATAATCTACGAATTCTTCTTCATCGTCAAATTGTTCCTGTTCTGAAATAATTTTACCTCTATTGTAATTAAAAAGATACTTAATATCATTAAGCTCTTCAAGTATTTGTTTTTTCATACCAATTTTATTTAATAAATATCTAGTTTTTTTATTCTGTCACCATATAATAATGATAACCCAAAGAATAATATAAAAATTGACCTTTCTTTTTTAAAACGTTATTAATTTCTTCTTGTTTGGTTACTTTAGCACCAACAATTTTTTTATCTTTTGGTAGTTTTCTACCAGGGTGTGTATTTAACACATCCTCAATAGGGTCCAAGAAATATTTGAGTTTTTTAATTAGGGTTTTTTTATCACCTACGGTCCCGATTCCGTATTGTTTACATAATGATTTTATTTCGGGTAATTCAAGTTTGTTTAAGTCTTCCATACCACAAAGATACGAAAATTTTTACAATTCACCAACTCTGAAATTTGTAAAGAATGATTTGTACTTACTTTCAAAGTAGTTCCAAGTGGGTCTACGGTTCATTTCTTTATCATGGTAACCTTTTTGGTAGGCTTCATTAACAATTCGTTTTTCATCTTCTCTAACTTGATTTTTGATCATAGTTAAAGCCAGTTTTGTTTCTTCTGAAAGTCCTTCAGTTTTAGATAATTCTAAGATTTTTTTTTCGATTGGTCCCATAGTGATGATAAATATATAGTTAAAATTCTTTTAGATCAACATCCACATCAATTGGAATTCCGTATTTTTCTAACTTTTTATAAAAAAGGTCATAAACTTCTCCTCTTAAATAACCAAGAATATCACTTCCTTCATAATTGGATTGAGCTTCAAAATAAGCTGCCTCAATTGTATCGTTAACTTGAATTTCGTTATCGGTCCCTTCTTCATACATTTGGAAATCCATGGTTCCATTTAGATCTACATTTACAAATATATCTACTCCAAAATCTTCACCTAATCTACCAAACTGACTTACTTCAATAACTTCTACTCTTGTATCAAGATTACCCCAATCACTTGTAAGGTCAAATATTTTTTCGTCAATTTCATTTTTAAGTTTTTCAAATAAGTTATTAAATCCACCGTTGTATCTATACCAAATGGGTCTAATGATTTGAAAGTCTTCATTTGTGTTTTTTCTAATATCTGTAATGTCGTATATTATATCATCAATATAAGGTTCTTCACCTCTCTTTTTTTGTTGGTTCCATACTGTATAACAAAGTTTCTGAAGTTTATCTTCAGTTAGTTTGTTATATTGTTTTTCTGTAATTATTATTTTCATGACCCCGCTTTAATATATTTTACATCAACATTAAATTTATTTTCAAAAGAGTTTTTAATCATATCTAACACTTTTTCTTTTTTGATTGGGAACCAAGATTCTAAGTTGTTTAAATATTTTTTTGATATCCACAATCTACCATCAGATTTATCATATTCAATAAACGGCTCGTTATCAATGTTCCAAACAGCAGTTTTATCCCAAATAACAATATAATAATCAACATAAGAAGGTTTGTTTTCATCTAAGGTATCATCTACGAGTGATTTCATAAAATCATTCATTAGTTTTTCTTTCTGTGATTCTGTGATTATTATTTTCATTCTTCAGATATAATTAAATATGGTACTATCACTTCATTTCCTGTAACAGGTAAAATTATTTCATCCATAGAGTCCTGAACAACATCTTTAATTTCTTCTTGTATTTCCCAACCTAAATCTTCATCATTTATTCCTTCGCTTAAAGATATGTGTCTACCATCCATAAGAGTAACAGTTCCTCCCGGTAATGTTTTTCCGTATAAATAAAAATCATAATCTCTATATTCCATATTAGTGATTACCCATTTGAAATCATATCCTCCAGTAATTCTATCATCAAAGTCTTTTGTTGAAAATGTTTTTCCGATTAACTTTTTAATAACTTTTTTAGTAAACTCATCATCTCCCACTAATTCTCTAAATGCTTGTTGAGCGTAATACTTTTCCTGTCTAGTTGTAATACCCCAAAATTCTAAATCTTCTTTATTAAATCTAATTTGTTCACCTTTTTTTTGTTGGTTTCTCCAATATTTTTTAATACCCTCAATATTTTTAATAGCAAGTGATTCTTTTAAAAGACTATATTGATTATCAGATATTATTATTTTCATAACTATACAATATTAGCCCCACTTACCTCTTTTATTTCAACATCAGGAAAAAGTCCTTTGAAGTAATCATAAACCGCATTTTTTAAGTGTCTTGAAACAATGTGATAAGGAATATATTCTTCCATCTCTTTATCTATTGAATAATCATAATATACGGTTTTTGATGGTATTCTATATACAAATAAAGGGTCCCCGTTTTCAGTCATCAGATAAATTGATCCTGGCCATTCACCCCAACCTTTAACATCTTTAGATATTGTCTTTAAAAACAACTTCTTATACTTTGGATATTCATCAGCGTACTCAGCATCAAAACGATCTCTTCTATAGGTTTCGTTGATTAGATTATACTGTTCTTCTGTTATGATGATTTTCATATAAGATAAATACTTTGTTAAACAAAAAACCCCCGATCAAAAGAAGGGGGGTTTTAAAAGAATGTAATTTATTTATTATCCTATTTGTTGTTTCAATTGGCCAATTGCTTGTAGATAAGCCGAATTATCTTCTGGACTCATTTTACTTTTTAATTTGTTATATTTATTAACCATTTGATTGTATTGTCTCATCGCTTTGTTTTTATCTCTTTTACCTTGTCTAAATTCTTGTCTGATTTGTGATGCGGTTTTTAAGTCCGCTAAAACATCAGGGTTTTTTGACGTAGGTGCTGGTGTTGTTGACGCTGCTGGTGTTGTTGACGCTGCTGGTGTTGTTGACGCTGCTGGTGTTGTTGACGCTGATGGTGTTGTTGACGCTGTTGGTGTTGTAGGTGCTGTTTGTGGGGCATCAAATGCCTCATCACTTCCGTCAACGTCACCAGGTCCTTGAAATGCGGTTAAGTTAGCTAAGAATGGTAATTTAGCGATAGCATCTTTCGCCGCTCCTGTTGCCGCTGTCCAATCTGCAAATTTCCCTTGTTTTTTTAACGCTTGAGCCTTAGGACTGGCAGGTTTTTCCTTCAATTTAAAAAAATAATTGTCTCCTTCTTTTTTGTAGTCGTAATCTTTGTCATTGTTGTAAACACCGTCTACTTGAGCATTATCGTCTTCAAATAAAAAACCTAATTCTTTAGATCTTCTACCTTCATGAAGATTTAAAATTCTTCTTTTTTCTTCTTCATTAATTATTAATCTTCTATTCATTTTTAAGAGTGTGTAAATAAGTTGAAGTCCTCGTCTGTTTCAGCTCTTCTGAATACAGATTCAGGTAGAACTTTTTTAGGATCGGATCCTCCAAGATTTAGTACCATAAGGTTTTGCATGTCCCCCACACATTCAGGTAATTTTTGAAGGTCTGGGTTATTAACTAAAGATAAATATTGTAAATTTTGTAATTGACAAATTGCTTCAGGTATAGTTGCAACACATCCAACAAAGTTGATTGCGTTCAACTGTTTAAATCTTCCAATGTCGTTTGGAATATTCAATGAAATTCTGTCTCTTGACGTGTTTTTGAATGTAAGTCTTTTCAGTGACTGAGGAAGAGTGGCGAAGAATTCGTCAAAACCATAAAGTGCAATGAATTTTGATGCCGAATCACCTGGATAATCAATCACAACTTTTTCACCTTTATCTCCGGCTAATGACTTCATGAACTCAGGTTTGAAGAATTGTTTTAGTCCCTCTTCATTTGTGTTTAAGAATTCAATCAAATTGATTTGTCTGTCGTCCGCATCCATGAATTGGTTATCAGGGAAGTGGAATTGGTATCTGTTTGCTGGTAATCCTGAAACTTCACCCGTTTCTTTTCCGTAAGATTTAAACGATGATGGTTTATTTGGGATTACAACATATAACGGTCCTTTACCGATATAACGATCAAACCAAGAAAGTCCAGGTGATGATGTACACCAGTTAGTTTCACCTCGTCTTGCCTCATTATGAGATCCACCATAGAAACATGCCGCTTCTTTACCTAATGGACCTTTATCTGAGATTTTGGCAACTGTCCAATCTTGACCTCTATAGACGATATCAGCACCAGGGTGAGCAAATGTCTGAGATGCTTCTTTTTTCTCAGCGGCTGTTGCTTTAGTTTTTTCTAAACTAAAATCTTTAACTTGATCATAAAGAGTCTCAGGAGTTAGTTTATTGATATCTCTATATTCTTGAGGTAATCTATTTTTAAATCTTTCAAACTTTTGAAGGTTTGTTGTAACCTTATATAAGTCTTCCATGAAAAGATCTTGGAATGCCTTTAAAGCCGCTTTATATTGACCTGATTGTGGATCTGAAACCATTAAAGGGTGATCAGCAGGTAATTTAGGAGTGACAAAGTTTTTTAATAACCATTGAGCGTATTTACCAATTTTAACCTTCTCCATCTGTTCAGGTTTAACATTATCAATATCCATACCGTCAGGGACCTTTGTAGTTGGGTCAGCGGCGATAAGTGCGAATAAAGTTTCAAAAGGCATAATACCTCTTTGACCTCTTTCTTTTGGTTTTACGAACTTATCGAATAATACTTGAAATCTTGAACTTTCAACAATAAGATCTCTTAATAGATTGGTGAACCTAAGTGACATAATATTTTTTATTTAATAAATATTTGTAAACAGTAAAAAATTAATAATTCATTATCAATAATTCTTCCCCCATATTTTGTTTCTCACCTTTCTTAGC